TTGGAGTTTTTCATCCTAACTGTTTCTTTTGTGGGTTGTGGCAACAGAGTATCTATAACTATGAATAATGCCACCAAGGGAGCCTTTACCTGATGTATGATGATGCTATGCAACGGCTCTTTCGTAAACGGATTAGAAATCATATACTCCCCTATTCAGTTGTTAAGTTACATATCGCTTATCGTCTGCTCCCAAGCAACACCCCTGATGTAGACATTGTGGACTGCAGCACCACGGTTCTCTACGCCAAGGTAGTAGTTAAGGGGAAGGTCTCTATCTACCGAGGTATTAAAAACCTTCTCCACACTCTTACCATTGTGGTCAACCGCCAGAAAGGTAGCTCGGACACCTTTGCCAGAGCCTCTGTCCTGCATCTCTACTTTCAGATAAAGCCACTTTGCAGCCGTTGGAGCTATACCCTTCATTCTCAGGTCAGCCAGTGCAGTCGTAGTAACCACTCCGCCATTCTCCCAAGTGCAGTGCAGCTCATCATTGGTTGCATCTATATCGTAGACAAAACCAAGAAAACCATCAGCCGCCGAACCTGCAAGGGTAACGCCAGATAGTTGCGCTGGTATGACATTACTCGCCCCCGTGACAGCATCGAAGAAACCAAAATTAAAAGCCAGAGTAGTAACGACATCGAACTGAAGCATGATTTCAACCGATGCGTGTCCTTCTTGTCCAGTAAACATCAACTGGTCACTGAGGAACTCAAGCCTATTGTTATCGGTAGCATAAGTCGCCCCAGTAAGATGCAGACCCTTACCTGCTGCCACTGCTCTAGCAATAGCTGTATCGCCAGAGTCTGAAGTTACAAGCCAAGCAATACCGTCACCAGCAGAAGTACCGATGTTATCTGCCGCAAAGGTCTCCTCGTACCTAACTATTCCTTTTGAACCTACGTTTCCCATTTTTCTCCTTTGTCGGGAGTCTTCATCTCCCTAATCTGATTTTATTTTTCGACAAAGATTTTGTGCCCCCAAGGGTCTTCGTCCCTCCCTATCTGATTTTAGGAGGCGAGAGCTAGTTTACTTTTTGCGAAGTTGTGCTTCGAGTTTCTTGATGCGTTGTTCGTAAGGCTTGAAAGCCAACCTACTGCCATGACGCTTTCTAGACATCGCAACCAAGTTCTCGATGCGGTTGTCATCCTTGATGCCGTTGAAGTGGTGAATAACCCATCCTTTCGGGAGTGGTTTGCCTTTAGCTTCTTCCCAAACAACAATGTGTTCACCCCTATATGCGTGATGCCTTTCTTCGGTGCTTCCGACTCGAAGATAGACATAGCCATTGCTCCGAGTTTTACCACCACGCCAATTCGGGTTTTTGTCGGCAAGGAAATAGCCTGTGCGAGCCTTGTTATCGCACACCCGACAACGGATTGACCTTCTGACAACCGATTTCCCGCAGTCAACACAAGTGCCCTGATGGCTCCCTTCGTATCGGCTAAGTTTTTCCTTGTCTTTAATCTCTCGACACAATGGGCACCACTTAGCATCGGAGCGTTTAGCTCCGAAGTATTGACCGCATCCCCGACATAAAACAACTGCCATAGTACACCCCCTTTATTAGGAGCATACCACGTCGGTGTTGCCGTGTCAAGTCTTTTAAGCGTCATTGTCCTCACTCTACTACACCAACCTCATGATGTGGGAGCCGTTGCATCACTCTCCATGAGATACACCCAGCTAGAGAGCCTCTCACCATAGGCATATTCGTCATAATGATAAACATGATAACCTCCGCCACCACGCTTCTCATTACGAACTTCAACAACCCTTGGTGCTCGGCCTTGAACCAAGATAATCCCCTCTTGGGCAAACACACCACCTTTAGCATCGCCTGAGCCGTCTATGGTGATATTGCCATCCTCATAGACTTCACAGCCAGCAACCGGTAGCTTAAAGCCCTCTGAAAACACTCGTGCAGTCAAACCTTCGGTCACAACATAAGTCCCAACGCCAGCAGTAAGTTCGTCATGTAGGTCTTTTATTTGAAACCCATGCAATACACACCTAAAAGGCGGACTGCCAGGTTCCGTAGTATTTGAACTTATGTTGGCTTTAGCTGAGGCAATGTAACTACTGGTTAAAGTATTACCTGCTCCGGGGTCAGAAGTCCCAGTAGCGCTTGCAAAGAGGGTCAAGCCATCTTCGTCCTTCTTACGCTGAATAGCGTTTTGAGCGAGCTGCCCCATCTTAGCCCACCCCTTCTTGTTTATCCTCGCTAACACCCTATCAGTTAAGAATGTTTCAATAACAACCATAGTAGGAGTGATAGTTAATAGCGAATCGGATATCTGCTGTGGGTTATCTAAATCGGTGGTTTCAGTAACAGCCTGAGCAGTTAATTGAGCATAGGTAATTTCCTGCCAAGATACACCAATACCTTCACCCAAGGTTTCCTTACTCACTAACTGAGGCATTACTCCTTCGTATTCTCTAACTATCCTTGCTGAACTTCGGACATCATCCAAACTATCAGCAAGGGCAGAGGTAGTAGTCCATCCACTTGTAGCCATATTTTCCTCCCTTTACCCGTATGAATTTTTTATTCTGTTATACCTGTCGGCATTCGCCTTTGTCACAGGTAATTCCCCTAAGCCGAATTTCTTTACAAACTCGGTATCAGAACCTGTAGCCCCAGAGGGTACACTGGTATCGGACACAAGAACACCAGGATATTTTTCCCTTAATATCTCAAGTGCCTTTTCCTCAACCTCTTTATCGTACCGCTCTTTTCTCTCAGCCTCAGTCTCTTTAGGTTCGCTTTGGAGCTTTTCCATTTTCTTTAGTTTAGTATCAGCCAATTTGAAATCACCCCTTGTCGCTAAACTCTGAATTTCCAAATATTCCTCGCTCTCTTCATCCAATTTTAGCGCCTCTGTTCTCTTCTGATATGCCATCAGCGTATCCGTAAATTGCCGCCTAGCATTCTCCTGAGATTCCTTGTCTTGCTTAGTATCGGTATCTTTCAAGCGAGTTATATATTCTTCAGACCTACGCTTTTTAGAGGGTTCGAGAGGTTCTTCTTCCCCTCTGTCCATTAAGTCAGCCATCATCTCAGTTACGACTTGAAGTCTGTTTTCTAATCCAGAAATTTTATCTTCACGCCCTCGCTGTACAGCCAACTCTTTTTGAGTCTCCCCCACGAACTTTTGAGCTGATTTAGCCTCCCTTCTGGCTGCCTCTAAATCAACCTCCAGTTGGCTAACCTTGCTCATCAATTCCTCAGTGGTCGGCTCTGGTTTTTGTGCCTGCGCATCCTCCTTTACTTCAAGAGTTGCCTCAGCATCTTTCTCCATCTTTTCCTCCTTATGACTACGCTCTAGTGAGCCTCGCCATATTTAGTATAACAACCTTCTTTATTAAATTACTACTTTATTATAAACATACCTTTAATACTATGTCAAGTTACTGAAAGTCTTTAATCAGTATAAAATTTAATATATGCCTTTTCTACTTCAGGATTAGAGGCTCTTAGTCTCTTACGTATCCTAGAAACAAATGCTTCAAGCCTACGCCTAGCCCAATCTGTAGTCGGTTCCCCGAATATCTTTATCGCTTCCTCTTTAACTTGCCAATAAGGGCGTAACAATTTCTTAGCTCTTGCTAGCTCTTGGAACAAACTAGGATATTCGGCATATTTCTCTTGCTGCATTTCTCTGGCTCTATTAAAATCAGCCTCACCATACTTCCTTCTTAATTGTTCTAGGAACTCATTATAAGCATCAAATTTGAATATACCAAACTCGTCTTCAAAACGAGTAGTAGCTTCCATCAATTCATCATAAGCTAACTCCCAGCGGTATTCCCGATTAACCTCTCTAGGCTCTTCTAGTTTCTCCATTACATCAGCATAACGGGGGTTTTTATTAATATGCTCATAAGTAGCCCCGTAGCCGACATTAGCATCCTTGACGCCTTCCTTAAACTCAAAGCCAGTTATCATACCGGCTTCATAGGCTTTTTGTAGATTTTCTACAGCTTCCTTATGCAAGAACCGTGCGTCATCCAAATCTCTACTTCTCTCTAGGAAAGCCACACTCAAAGCCTTGCCTCGCCTAGTTGTCATTTTATCAATCTCTTCCTGGAACTTGATAACATCAGGATGGCGGTCTATCTGCCTCTTTTGAATCAGGTCAAGTTGGTCATAGGGTAATCCGTGCTCCGATTGAGCTAACCTATCCTTTTCTTCCTCTTGTAATTCCCACGCTCCCTTTGGAAAGGTTCTCATGCCAACCAACTCGCTAATAAAAACAGCAGGGTTACGATGCTCTGGCTCAAGGATTGCCCTCTGCATAGCGATAGGTAGAACCTTCTCCGCCATAAACTTACCCCAAGAAGCAATGTCTTCCAATGGCTCACCGAAATAATTCTTTTGTTCAATGGCAGCCCCAAACGTTAATCCGGTTAAGACAGAGCTGCGAGAGAACATAAACTTATAGAAAGGATTATCAAAGCGTGAAAAATTGAGAGGCGACATTACACTTAATTCTTTCCCTGCTTTCTCCATATCGCCATCAAACATTTCTTTAGCAGCATTCATCATCACTCCAGTAACATTAGCACCGAATCGTGCCAGCGAATAAAGAATACCCCCAACCCCTACATAATCATCACCTATTTTAACCGTCATAAAACGTGGTGAGCTAATATCTAAGTTGGGCTGTTGTCCCAAAGCAGTAGTAATACCATAATAGTAAGTCATGCCCGCTGCTGATAAGGCTCCTAATCCTTTACGAGCTTCCGCCCCAGCGATACCACCCTTCATCATATCGGCAACATAAGACATTCCCGCTCTAGTATATCTTGGAGCGAAGAATAACCAAGCACCCTCAAAATCTATCTGCCCTCTACTCATACCGAGAGCTTCCATAGACATCACACCAGTCATCCTATCAATGCTACGGGCTAGTTCCCTAGCAATAGCTGCATCAAGAGCGCCATTTGGCTGAAGAGCCTTAACCCTAAGTGCTTCCCACATATAGTTGCGGGTAGCTTCACCAAAGCCACTAAAGGCTACCTCCGCACGCCCGTAAGTTTCCTGTATCCCTCTAGTAATTTTCGCCCCAACTTTAGGGATAGCTTCAGCTCGCCGTTGTATCGGGCCTAATGCCTCAAAGAACTCAAAACTGGAACGAGAACCACCATGCATCCACCTCTCAGCAGCTAGTGCCCTTACTTTCGGTTGAATCATATACTGGAAAAAGTCATCAGGCTTAACAAAGAACCGAAACTGCTGAGCCACGCCTTTTGCCCAAGCTACAGGATTTCTACCTAACACAGCAAGACCTTGAATAAATGGAGCCGAAAAGTCTAAAGCAGCCACTGCCAGCCTGCCAACAGCAGATACCTGTGCCATATCCCTAACCCATTTATTCCCTTGCTTGCCCATTTGAGCTTCAGCCATCTTAACCACTTCAGCATCAAATATCCTATTTCTGAAAGCTGGGTGTCTTTGGAACTTGGCTAAACCACCGAAGATTTGCCCAGTGGCTTCTCGGTAAGAAAGAGCCAACCGATTATATTGAGCTTTTAGAGGAGCTAACTCTGCCTTGGTCGTTTTAAGCAACTCATCCGCTTCGTTCCTAACTGCTTTTAGAGTATCATTAACAAACTGCTTCCGTGATTGATAGACCGCCTTATATCCCTGTCTGATAGCACGATTAGCAGTATCATTAGTTAAATTAAGAGACCGAACAAGGTCGTCTATCTCTCGTGCTAATATCTTGCCTGGTTGCCTGTTAAACTGTCCCACCATTATTTTGAGGCTACGAGCATTTATCTTGGTCTCCTTACTTATTGTTTTAGCCAGTGTAACCATTATCTTTTGGGCTTCTTGGGGAGCAATAGTAAAAGCCTGCTCAATCCTCTCCATAGCTTCAGGCATACCCCGCCTGATTTTTGACCTAACCCCTCCTGGAATAGAGTCGCCAAGATAAGATTTGAGCGTTTTTAGGGTTTTAGTAAGATAAGAGGCAGCCCCTGCCTGTGTCCCCAGTTGAGCCATCTTTTCAATCAATTCTGGTTCTACAAGCGATACCATCTCAGGAATGGTCTTGCCTAGCTTGCCAACCTCATCATCAAAACGTTTGGTAGCTATTCTCTTAAAATAATGGTCAATAGTAGACGCAATGCCTTTAAGCGGGTCTCTACTATATCTAACACCAGCAGTAATACCTTCTTCCATTGTCTTATAATGCCGTGCCATCTCAAATCTCGCCCCATACTCACTAGCTTCGTAGATAGTTCTATCCCCGATGGTAACTTCTTTGCCTTCCACCAGACGATGAAGGAACGGCACTTTAGGCACTTTCACTCCCTCTTCCGCAGCAAGGGCAACTACCTCATCTAGTATTTTCCGCCCCTCCTTAACAATTGCCTCCGCCTGTTTTGTGGTATATGTATAAAGGTCTGGATTCTCGAATACATCAGTCAAGCCCCTACCTAAAGCATTCCCTTCTTTAGGGGTAGCTGTCATCACTCTGCCAAAATCATCTATTTGTAAAGCCTTGACCATATCGCCACGAGGAGCTAACGCCTGCATTCTAGGTAGTTGTAATCCCTTATAACCGTGCCTCATATCCTGTAACACAGCCCGATTAACAATCTCCCGCCTGACGACATCAGTTACAGGAACTCGCACACCAGCTTTATTCACTACAACTAATCTCCGAGTAGCAATATCCATAGCTGGGAATACTTCGCCAACATTACGAGCAAAAGCAGCCTCACCACCAACTAAATTAACCACCTGACCAATAATCGGCTTATTCTCAGCCCAATGAGCTAAACCTCTGAACCAGTCTTGCTTATAAGTAGCATTAAGCACCTCTTTAGCAGGTAACTTCAAGGCTTCCCCTATTTTCATCCCCCTCACTAACTTACTTCCAGTAGCCATCGCCTTAGCACCCTTAATCCAGGTAAACCAGGGCATCCACCACAGAGGCATAGAAAATTCCGTTAAACCTTTCACATAGGTTGGTGCTTTCCAAGCAACATACTCTCTCTTTTCGTGCTCTAGCCAACTCTCACCCGATTCCCACGCCAAACTCGGCGACCAAGGGGCTGTAATAATAGAAGCCCAAGGCTTCTCTAGCCTTTCGTGAATAAACTCAAAGACTGGAGCAACAGCCTCCAATGCTTTTGGTAAAACAGGCACTTTAGATATTGTTTCACCGACTTTTTCCATCGCAGCCTCTCCCCAAACCTTGGGTTTTTCCCACCACTCTATTTTTGTAGTAACAGTAGGTTCAAGCCTTGGAGCTACAGTGGGACTTGGGGATGGTTTCATTTCTGAGGGAGTCCATCGAGAAGTCTCAAATTGAGTAACAGGCTCAGTATATGTAGGAACTTCCGTAAATATTCTAGCTTCTGGCATTGTGGGTGGTTGCTCTTGAGGCATCCAAGCTGAAGTCCTGATTTCTTTAGTTTTTAATGCCTCAATTCTAGCAGCCTCTTCAGCGATATCCTGTTGTATTGTTCTAATCTTTGGGAGCCATGCTACTGGACTCATTCAATCCTCCTTTATCTACTTCTTCCCCGTTGGTCGCCAACCTCTCTCAACGCCTCTCAACAGGTTAGCTTGTCTTTTGGCTTTTGCCTTAGTTGTGCTTTTAGCTTTCACACCACCAGGAGTTTTTACTTGGTATCCGTTGACCTTACGTGTATTAACAGGCATATCCTTCCTCCTTATTGTCTAGCTGGACTCCAACGAGTTTGACCTGCCCCACGTGGAGTCCTAGTTTGCATCATAGCCATTTCTTCTAACATTTCTTGGTATGGCTTACGGCCAACAAACTCAGTATATCCTCTCAAACCCTCTCTGACTGACCAAGGTGTCTTTGTCCACTGCTGACCGCTTGGGGTAACTACTGGTTGTTTGGTTATCGGCTGCCCTGCTGTTTGTCCAGAGGTGAATTGAGGCAACCATCCTGGAGCTGGAGGAGCAGTTGGTCTTTCTGGTTGAGGTAATCCACCAGGAGAAGATTCAGATACTTGCCTTTCCCAAAACTTTATATTCTTTTCTGCATTCTGAACTGCTTGCTCTGCAATCCTACCTTCCTGTGTATTCGGATAATTAGCAGCTATCCTCGACCACCTTGCCCTTTCCGACTTAACCCTACCTAATTCATCTTCAGCCTCTTCAGCCTCAGACAACTCTGGGGCAGTATAAGGATTAGGGGCATTCTCAGCCTTCCATCTCTGAATCCAATCCGCAGGCCCGGTTAGAGTTCCTAGAATTTGTTGTCTTGCTTCCTCAAAAGCAGATTCCCTTTCTTCCCTTCTAATCCCAGCTTCCCACTCTTTAGAAGGGCCTTGGAGCAATCCTTGAAGCCTAGCTGCCTCTGCTCTACTACGTTGTTCCTCTAATGACATTTGAGCAGCAGTCGGTCTGTCCACTAGTTGTTTCTCTAATAGTTGAAGCTCTAACGCAGACCTTCTTTGTTCAGCCTCAACCATCCAGCTTGTTTCTTTATCTTCTACCTCTTTCTGTTGTTCTATCCACCTATAAGTCCGAGACGCAGGGTCAAAAACCCTAATCCACTCATAACCCTCGGCTGATGGGTATCCCATTATTTCTGGCGAATCTTCCCCTGTTAGAACCTCATCCAAAGGTATCTTCCTATCCTCAGTAAAAGCTGGTTGCCATCTAGCTCCTGGTAGAATTTGTGCAGTAGCTCTCCCTGATGTCCATGGGATATCTGAAGGTGGCACCCCAGTAATCTTGTATGGGAATTTTTTCGCCCATTCTCCATCTGGCATTTTATTTCCTCCTTTTCAGTTTTTCCATTTTCCCAATATAATCATTCACAACTTCATCTCCTATGGACTGCCGTAAATCCATCTCTATCTCCCTGCTCATCGTATTGTAATTATAGAGTTGCTCTTCTGGCGAAACAGGTTCCATTCTAAATGGCTTTACTTTAGCAAATCTCCGATGAAGTTCAGACCTAACCAAGTTACGCCTTTCATGAAGTCCATCTACTACCAAATCATAAAAGTTTTTCATTATTTTTCACCCCTTGAATATCGTTCAGGGGGTCTTCTCGCTCCCTTTGTACTCAAAGACATATCCTCCATCTCTTGACCTAAAGGCGTCTCTACTTCTCCCTGAAGCCGTTGTGTCGAGGTTTTAGGAGGTACTTTCCCTAATCCTTCCTCAAGAGAAGCACGTTGCCGACGAGCTTCCTCTAGCCATTTCTCCATCCCTGCTTCCTCAGCGAAAACCGAACCCATAACAGCAGCCACATCGGGGTTATAAATAGTGAGTTTATCTACTAGCATATTAGCAATAATCCCTGCAGACTCTTCCTGAGTTCTCTCTTGAAACTGCGTATGCAAAGTTCTCAAATCGATAGAGCCATTCCCCCCATTCCACAGTCTTTCACCGAGCGTCATTTGCCTATCACGCTCAATCGGGTCTGATGCTTCAAGTGAAACATTGCACTGGAACGTGGATTTTAAGTCTGTTTTGTGCAATCCTTGAGGTTTTAATGTCGGGTAGATATCACATATCTTGAGCATCATCTCGATAGCTGTAGCAAACTCAAGTTCGGTATTCTCCACAATAGTCTTGTATCTTTTCTTCGCAGAAAGATAAGCCATATCATCCTGCCTCCCACTGGTGCCCATTGGCAAACCAGCCATAATAAAAGGATGCCGGCGAGCAATCTTGGCATCTATATCTCTTAAATGCTGAAAGACCTCTGGCGATGGTGGAGCAATTTCCAAGTCCTCCAACCTAGTCCCAGGCGGTACGTTAGCAACACTTATATCATAAGCGCCGAATTTCAAATTTTCCTTTATCGTAGTTTCATCGAAATCGCCCTCGAACACCCAGAGAACTTTGGGCTTGTGCGCCGATAAGTGCATCACACTGGAAATATCACTTCTCATCACACAATCTTCCTTGATTAAACCCCTGGTCATCCTTATATCACTCATAATAAGACTGGACAGCTCTCCATCGGCAGAACTCTTACCCAAACCTGAATACTTACGGACAAAAGGGACAAATTTATAAGGGTTGGGGGCAATCCCCTCTGGTAAAACCGACTCACCATCGGCTTCGAAATATCTAACATCTTTATCCCAGTATTCTAACCATTCCACCTTACCCTCTTTTTTGGGGTTAGTCCAAGAAGGATATTTAGCGATTACATCGCTAGGCTGCCTTTCAAAAAACACTATCACTCTATTAGGCACACCACTATTGGGTTCCCAACCACAATCATCTTCCTCTGGAGAACCATAGATAACCATTGGATTCGGCGCTAATAATAAAACGGGCAGACCTATCCTACGTGGCTCTTTCAGTAACCACGCTTCATTATGCACCACCTTAACATAACTCTCACCACATCCGAGTTTGTTTTTCACCGCTTCCTTAAAAATGTTGGGGTTTTCCCTACTCAACATAGCTAGCCATTGATTCGTCACACTGCTAAGCCGAGCAGTTATATCCTTATTACCCTTAAAATATGCTTGGGGGTTAGATGTGACAATCTGGTCAGCAGGAGAATTGACAACCTCATAACCGATACCTGAGCGTAAAATAACATGAGGTGATCGCACTTCCTTCACAAAAAAGGTATCGTTGATATATTCTTGGTCTATTCCTTGCTCTAGCCGAGTCTTTTCGTAAAGTTCATCTATGTAATACTTTTTTAACTCTTTAATCTTTTCAACAGTAATCATAGCTCCCCCATCAGTCATATTTCCAACTACTAATTTTTATGTCTCGTGTTATATAATTAGTCAAACTATAAGCGCCAGCCCATGCCATAAGAGCATCATCGTGCAACCCCTTTGGCATTCGTGGCTTCTCTCCAGCAGGAATAAAAAATCGGCGAAATTGCTCAATACTCTCTTTATTATGACAGATTATCTGCCTTTTGTGTATACCGTCGGATAATCTCTGCAACATAGTCCTCTTAGAAGACTCGCTTGTCCACCATCCACGCTTGCCCTCGATTATCTTATCTGTAGACGCATCTCTTCTCGGTGCTAAATTCGGCGTTTTTAAGAGTTTTAGAATCTCACCGAACCTACCCCCAGCCACAGAATTAGCCTCATAAACCTGAGAAGCCTTATTATAAGCCATCGCTAATTCGTGGTGAATCTGGGCACATATCTCAACGGGGACTTTACCACTAGCCTCTGCTACACCTTCGTAAGTTTTAGCATCGATAACAACCGTATGGAACGGGTCGTCTGTCCCCTCGGAGGGGTCGGTGAAAACGCAATACTGCCTGCCTATTAAGGGTAATTTATAAACCTTAACCATGCCATTGTGCGTGTCTATATCACTAGCGAATAAAGGCTCCATAACATCGGCAAGCATCCCCTCTACAGCTTCAATATCGAAATAGGGTCTAGTTTCAATCGGACTCAATGCCTGCTCTATAGTCTCTGGATACTGTTCCTCTATCTCATAAGATGTATATTTCGGCTTAACCTTAGACTCGAACCAATCCTCTAAAGAAAAACCCTCTTCCCTGACTGGCCGTAGCTTCCAACCTCCAAAAACCAGCGTTGCACCCGATTCGCCCCCACGAAATATAACTAGACCAGAGGGCAGGTTTTCTCTGGTAGCTCCTTCTTTGGCCCTGTTTATCCTCTCAGTGAAATGATTGGTAGCGTCAGATTTGTCTATCGTTGATAAATCCACCTGTAACCCACCACTATCAATAGTCGGCCCAACAGCAGTGAAATTCTCCCTCCCAAAAGGATGAGTTGCCAGCTCATCCCTGAAAACAAAAGAGGCATCCGTCCCCCTTCCAGCATCCCTTGTCGAAGGCAAAGCCTGAATTAAACTCTTGTGAGTTGTAAAATCCAATAAGGCTCTATTGTCATCATGCTTTAACGAAGCACGCAAAAAATCGGGTAACTTCTCCCATATAGACTTTGCATTAGCTACCATCTCCCACGCCTTCTCTTCTTTCTGGGAAATAAAAAGCCCCTTCGCCGCTTCAGTAAATAAACATTTCCACAACCCAAACCCATTCAAAAGCCATGTCCAACCTAATTGGCGAGCTTTAAGTAAAATTATATCATGACTCTCTTGTATAATATCTATTAAATCCAATAAATACGGCCAAGGCTGCCACTTAACGGTTTGACTCGTGTTCCTGTTCTGTATATAAGCATACTTGGTTAAAAAATACCGACAACTGGACTGGCATTTCAACCACTCAGTTAAATCGTCAGTATCCCTCTTCCCTAAGCTGCCGTTGAGCTTCAAGAGCTCGCTTTGTAAGCTCATCAGCCGTAAGCCCTACCTTTACCTCATGCTTCTCTAATAATTCCCCAGCTAATTGCTTGGCTAACTTCTGCGACTGTGCGTTCCCCCTCTTTGCCGAAGCTAGTATCGCCTGGTTCATCTCAATTGTCCGCCTCCTCCACCAATCAGTAGGGTCATCTTCATTAAACTCCATTAAATCACTGATGCCCTGCTGCGCCTTCTTAACACTCGCTATCCTCTCATTCGTCTCAGCTAACGCCCCCAACCTCCTCTTTACCTCCTCAGCTTCCTCTATCGCATATAATGTCTTTATACGATAAAAATAAGGACGAAAGATTTTGTTCCTTTTGATAAATTGCTTCTGCGTCTCCCTCTCCTTGAACGGAGTCCTAAAATAAGCGAAAACTAACTCCTTTACCTCATCCGATATCCCCTTACTTAAATTCATACTACTATCCTACCCTACCTCTCCCCCTATGTCAACTTTGCATAAAATATGGGATTTTTTAACGTATTCGTAGGAGAAAGGTTAAACACCTAAGACAATCAAAGAACCTTATATTTAACGCCTTCGTATTTAAGACCTCTTAGAATGGGACTTTATCAGCTATTCACGCCTAAATAACTTACATAAGCAATATAGTGCGAACCAAAATAAGGAAAGGAGAGGCAAGGAGAGCAAACTAGGGGATAAGAGAGGGATTTGGGCAAATTGGGGTTGTTTAAC